ACGAAACGGTCGGTGATGACCATCCCTTACAATGCAACTAATGATAGTTCTGCAAAGTACATCAGGAAAGCATTGAAGGATAAGGGGATAGAGATCGATGGTAAGTGTGCCTTCCGTCTTGCAGTTAAACTGCGGGAAGCTATGGATGTGGTCGCTCCTGGTCCTCTTCGTGTCATGAACTGGATTAAGAAAGAGATGGGTAACGCCATCGCTAGGGGTAATGGACACATCCAATGGACTACACCATCTGGGTTTGTCGTTCACCAAAAGCGTGACAAGTGGAAGACCAAACGGGTCAACACTCAGATGCTTGGTGGTTGTAAGATTTCTATCTTAGATGAACCAACTGGTCCAGACAAACGTAAGCACCAGTCATGTGGTGCTCCTAACCTCATTCACTCCATTGATGCGAGTCTGTTACACCTAACATTCCAACGTTTCGATGTTCCCTTCTCTGTCATCCATGACTCTGTATTGTGTCGTGCTACAGACATGCACACACTGAGTGCAATGATCAGAGAAACTTATATGTCTATCTTTGCAGACCAAGACTACCTCAGGGAATGGGGTCGCCAGATTGGTGCAGAGACTGACCCGCCGATGATTGATACTCTGGAAGCAGAGTCAGTCATTGAATCCACTTACTTCTTCTGCTAATGCAAATTCAACTCAACCACCTCTATGAGTTTGACTTTACTGGCACCATCAGTTTTGGTGGTCTAGATGAATCATTCCTCTACGATATGTTCAAGGATGGGAGGTTCTGTTGTGAACCACTATCCCGTCACCTTGAACAACAGTTCAATGATCTTGTCTTTGTTGACAAGAAAGGCTATGACTTCACCTGGGGTGAACGCAAGGTAGAGAAGAAACAGATCACTAACAGTGGTCTCAGGTTCTGCCCATCAGCAATGATCGGGGCAGGACGCAAGGTCGACTACAAGCAAGTGGTCGATCATATTATTGAAAGCAATCTCTTGTATGTCTTAGCTGACATCACAGAGTTCCCGAAAGTTCGGGTGATTTTCGTGGAAGGGACAGAACTACTAGACCGTTGTTCTAGTAAGAACTGTCACTTCAGTAAAACCAATGCGCTGAATCTAATCGATGCAATTAAATCCAAATAAGAACACACCAGACAAAGATATTGTCTACACGCCACGTGATGTAGCACTGGAGATCATCACGCACTTCAACCCTCAGGGTCAGATCCTTGATCCCTGTAAAGGTGATGGTGCATTCTCTGATCAGATACCTGATTGCTTATGGTGTGAGATAGCATTGGGTAAGGACTTCCTTGATTGGACCGATAAGGTTGATTGGATCATCTCCAATCCTCCTTGGTCTAAGATGCGTGAGTTCTTATCTCATGGTATGTCTATCTCTGACAACATTGTCTATCTAACATCAATCAATCACTACACTACCAAGCGTAGGATACGTGACATGAGAAATGCTGGGTTTGGTATCAAAGAGTTCTATTGCATCCCAACACCTAAAACATTCCCGCAGTCTGGTTTCCAACTAGCTGCAGTCCACACTCAACGTGGTTACACTGATGGTGTGACCGTGACCTATTCACCTAATCTCTAATGCCTCGTACTATTTTCAAAACTGACACCCCTGTTACCCTCGAAGGGTATCAAGCAGTACTGTCACCGTCGAAATTCGGTTACTCTCTTGCAACCGTGGTCGATGAAGACATGATCTCCCGACTTGAGGAAGATCGTGCTGAGACTCTCAAATGGGCAGAGTCTAAACTCAAGAACCCTAAGCGTAGTGTCCTCAAACCTGAACCTTGGGAAGAGGTAGCTGAGGGTAAATACAAGGTGAAGTTCTCCTGGAATGAGGAGATGAAACCTCCCATTGTTGACACTGAAGGTGTTCCTGTTACGGACACTACGACTCCTGTGTACAGTGGGTCTCGTGTGAAGGTTGCCTTCTACCAGAAACCCTACATTCTCAAGGATGGTGTCACCTATGGCACCTCACTCAAACTGGTTGGTGTGCAGTTGATCTCCCTGCAGAGTTCTGCTGGTGTAGACACTGGTGACCTGTCTCCTGATAGTGTTGCTGACCTGTTTGGTACCACTGAAGGGTACAAGGTAGGTTCACCTTCCGTTACGACGGTTTCTGATGACGTTGCTGCTGATTTCTGATGGAATTTAATTTTGACATCACCAAAGATCAAGACCTTGGTCTTTACAAAGGCACGGTAACTATTGCCCTGCCTCCTATTACTGTCACTCGATACAAGGCAGACCGCTCAGACTTCAAGTATGAGATGCGTCGTGCTGTATCTGAAATCGTTGAAGAAATCGTGGAGAAAGCCATTGATGATTAATCACCCCTACGGATCACCTGAGTTCTACTCTGAGTTATTCGGTGACATCCTTGCTGATGTTGATCCAAAGACAACTCCTAACAGTGCTGATAACATCCTCAAGGGGTTTTATCTTGCCATTGATTCGTGGTTGGACTACCATGTAGATCAAGCACTTGCATTTAGTACCCTCAAAGCTAACGTAAAACGTGCATTGGGGGATTAATGGCATTCCGATCAGGACTTGAAGAACGAGTCGCTGATCTCCTATGTAACTTGGGTGTCGATTATGAATATGAAAGCACCCAGGTGCCATATGTCATACGCCATAACTATACACCTGACTTCTTACTACCCAATGGGATCTATTTAGAAACCAAAGGGTACTGGGATCCAGAAGACCGACGAAAGATCAAGGCAGTCAAAGAACAAAACCCTGAGCTTGATATTCGTATGGTCTTCCAGACTCCCTACAATAGGATCAGCAAACGTTCGAAAACAACTTATGCACAATGGTGTGACCGTCTAGGTATCCCATGGTGCCAATTTACAGATATTCCACTCAACTGGCTAACATGAAAGTTTTAGACACGTTCTGCGGAATCGGTGGTATTAAACAAGGTTTCACCCAAGCGGGTTATGACGTTGTGCAATCCATCGATTTTGATAAGGCATGTAAAACTACCTTCGATTACAACTACGAAGACGAAATGGTTCTGGGAGACATCTCAGAACTATCACCTGAATCCTACCCTGACCATGATGTCTTGGTAGGAGGGTTCCCCTGTCAGGCATTCAGTGTCGCTGGATACCGTAAGGGATTCGACGAAAAACGAGGGACATTGTTCTTCAACCTCGCCGACATCCTCCACGTAAAACGTCCTAGAGCGTTCATGTTTGAGAACGTGAAGGGATTAGTCGGACACGATGGCGGGAGGACCTTAGAGGTCATCCTGCGAACCTTACGTGAGGATCTAGGGTACTACGTACCTGAACCTAAAGTACTCAACTCATGGGATTATGGTGTACCTCAAAACCGTGAACGAATCTTTATTGTTGGGTTCGACAAAGAAAACGACTTTGAATTTCCTGATAAAAAAGATCACAGTGGTGACCTTTGGGAGATTTTGGATGAAGACGTAGATTCACGTTATGACGTCCAAGGTCCATTCAATCCATACAACTCTGAGGAATACATGGACATTGAACCTGGTTTTGTATACCAGAAACGGTTCAACTATGTCCGCAAACACTCCAACCCCAAACGTTCTCCAACGTTGGTGACAGGTATGACACCCACCATCATCCGTCAGGGTGATCGTGTTCGTCGCCTCACACCTGCTGAGTGTTTCCGTATTCAAGGATTCAAAGATTTCAAGATTCCACCTGAACTGGGTGACACTCAACTGTACAAACAGGCAGGTAATTCTGTCTCCGTACCAGTTATCAAAGCAGTCGCTGAGGAAATGTGGAAGACGTTGAATTCCTAAGACACGAGGCATGCGATATGTGTGCCTCATCTGATGCTAAAGCTATTTACTCTGATGGACACACCTATTGTTTCTCATGCCACCAGTACACACATGGAGAGCAAACTATTGGATTACTACGACCAACGATGCGTGACCGAATCATACTGTCAGGACACTCTGTTCGCCTTCGGAAGCGAGGACTATCAGCCGCAACCTGTGAGCGATACAAGATTTATGTTGATGGGTCAGTTATCCGATTCTATTACTATGATCGAGACGGAAATCTGATTGGATGCAAGGTCCGAGACGAAAACAAAAACTTTCACTACGAGGGAGAAACTGATGGGTCCTTTTTCGGGCAGCATTTATACCCTTCTAAGGGAACACGCGTTGTTATCACGGAGGGAGAGTTCGATGCAGCATCCTTCTCAGAGTTCTATCCCACTTGGGCATACGTCTCGCTACCTACGGGTGCAGCAGGAGCTAAGAAAGCGTGCCAAAAGAACCTTGACTGGTTGCAAGGGTACGACGAAATCGTCCTCATGTTCGACGACGACGAACCAGGAAGAGACGCAGCAAAAGCAGCAGCGTCCGTTCTTCCAGCGGGTAAGGTCAAGATTGGCAAGGTCCAGGGTCACAAAGATGCTTCGGATGCCCTTCAAGCTAATGACCTGACCGCACTTAAGAATGCAGTGTTCCTTGCTGAGGAATACAGACCAGACGGTATCGTTGACGGCAAGACACTGCTTCAGTTAGTAACTACACCCAATCCACCTAACGATCACGATTATCCCTATGACGGACTCAACGGACTACTACATGGTATTAGATATGGAGAACTTGTCACAATCACTGCAGGATCTGGTATTGGCAAGTCCTCATTCTGCAGGGAGCTTGCGACTTCACTACTACAAAAAGGAGAACGGGTCGGTTACCTTGCTCTTGAAGAATCGAACCGACGGACCGCTCTGGGTCTAATGTCCGCCGCTTCAGGCAAATCACTACATATTGGAGAACATGAACGATCTGATCTCACCGAAATCTATCAGAACACTCTTGCTAATTGGAACCTCTTTCTTTTTGACGGCTTTGGTTCTTTTGATCCAGATATAATCTACAACCGAATTGAGTACCTGGCAGCAGGTCTTGATACGAGGGTAGTCTTTCTTGACCACCTATCCATTTTGTTATCTGGTCTTGATGGTGATGAGCGTCGTGTTATCGACCAAACCATGACCCGTTTACGTTCCCTTGTTGAGCGCACGGGCATTTCAATGTTCCTAGTATCGCACCTCAGACGTGCTCAATCAGACCAGAACCATGAAGAAGGAGCACGAGTTACCCTTGGGCAATTACGTGGATCAGCTGCTATTGCTCAACTATCAGATTCAGTCATTGCCCTTGAGAGGAACCAACAGGACGGATCTGAACACTCTACTACAACTGTGCGAGTCCTTAAAAATCGCTATTCTGGAGAGACTGGAATAGCGTGCAAATTACGTTACGACTTAGCTACTTG